ATTGATACCAACACGCCAATCATCAGCATTAACGCCTTCAATGCGTATCCTGACTTGTCGCCCAGTAAAACGTAAACTGGTAGGATTAGACATATTGAAAGGGCCGTATGTTCTTTCCACATCGTTGGGATAGAATCTAGTTTTAAAAGTTGCGTCAACATCACCCTGCGTTTTCTCGTCTGGTATCATTTTGGTAACAGACATAACATTATCGCCATTGCCTATAATTATCGGGCCTGACTCTGCAAATGGTTCGCCACCATCGTAGTTAAAGCCAATTTCATGTTCGTATAGTTTCTTGTCGGTTGCAGAAGCAATAATGGGCTGACGATATACGCCTGCATCAACTCCTGCTGTTCTAGCTAAAACGCCAATCGCCCAAGTGTTATCGTTGTAATTAAACGTAACATAGCGGTTATTCTCGTTAGAGTTGCCTGACGGATAGAACCACCAAATCTCACCAAAGTTGGCGTTAGGCACAGCGCAAACCTTGCTAATCTGACTTAGGTTAATGTCAGAAAAAACGTAATCAGCAACTTCACAATTAACTTCGGTTACTGCACCGCCTGAGTAAGTATAGAATGATCGGCTACCCATCCAAATAGCACCCTTATCTACTGTAGCTATCGCGTGAGTGGATATAATGCCGCATGAAGTGCCAACACGCTCAATGCCATAAACGTATGGTGGGCCACTGTAAGTCGCCACATGAGCATCAGTGTCGGTTAGTATTAATGCTTGGTTTTGTACTCGCACACCGCACTGGATACGCCCATTGGTCTGTAACTCTAAACTGCCTGCTTCATTCGTAGCGGCTGGTGTCCATACTGTGTTGTTCTCACGATCTGACCATTGAACTAAACGTGGGTTGCCGCCTGCACCCAAGCACATTAAGAACCTTTCTTCTGTCACTAAAATAGAACGATTGTTAACAGGGGCATTAGCTACTACTGCGGCTATGGTTCCAGTGTTCAACTGCCACTCATACACCTTGCCGTCTGAACTTGAGCAAGCCAATAAATACTGACCCCATGATTCCATTGCCCACGTAGTCGCTGGAACAATGGTCGTTACTTCTTGTCGGGCAATTCCGTAATATTCTAGCCCGTAAAACGCATTACCATAGCCCACTGGCTGTAGTGCATTTTCATTACCAGCCGTTAAACCTGTTGGGGTAATTGTGTATCGAGTGCCAGCACCGCTATAAGCATAAAGCGCATTGTAACTACCAGCCGCTATCCATCTGTCTGAGTTATTCGCTATCCACGAATGTAGGCCACGAACCTGTCCAGCACTAGCGGTGTCGCTGCGAGTACGCCAGCCACCAATAGGCCGTAACGTATTATCAAACCAGCGCACAAGATTAGAGTCACGCCACCGCCCTTGGCTTTGCAGGTCAGTGCCGTTTCGATAAACGCCAGCAGGTAAATCTAATGGTATTAATGCCATAATTTACTTCTTTGTTTTCTTTTTGGCTTTAGCTGCGGCTTTTTTGCCTGCTGCGTTATATGGGTACTTTTTACCTTTGACTATTGGCATAGCTAAACCCTCTATTTAATTTTCTTTCTGACTGCGGCTGACAATTCATTCTTGTGAAACAGGTCTTTGCTAGATTTAGTATGCTTTGCACCCGTCATGGGTATGCCGTTACTCTTGTGCATTGCACCTTTATGTTCAGTGCCGTTTTTTAAATAATGCTTAACGCCTTTCATTTCTTCTTACCCTTTTTAGCTACGGGCTTTGCTGTCTTAGCGGCCTGCTTAAAGGCATTAGCTGTGGGCCTACCCTTCATGCCTGCTTTCTTCATCGTTTCATTAGAGCCAGCTTTAATGCGTTTTTTCTTTTTGTTGATATTTTCGTATAAGCTCAAACGCTATTCTCCTAGTGCTGAGGCAGCTACATGAGCAGCGTAAGCAGCCACAACAGCATCACTATGCACTGCTGCACAGATTGCTTGGACTTCTGCACTCTCTGCTGAGTAGTCGTCCCCTGCTGTTACAACGTGTCTGCTAAAGCCAGAACTTAGCTCCACACCATCTTCCATCACTGCTGTTTTAGTGCGTACTTGAACGTGCTTAAACTCGCTTACAACTTCAATCTTGTCTTGTGTGATTACTTTGGTTAATGCCATGTTATTTATTCCTGTCTGTGCCTAAAGTCCATTAGGCGTATGGTTTATGCTACTGTGTAAGTTACTGTTCCATATATCTGTACTGCGTTGGGCATAAAAGAAGATGGTGCTGGATATACTGGGGTTCCTGTGCTGGATGTTTTAATAAGGAAATAACCCAAAGTTTGGCCAGCGATAACGTAACTACTAAAATCAAGATGATTTAAATTTGGAGTGAGAACATAACTAAAGGTTCCTGTTGCCGCTGTTCCTGCTTTTACAGTAAAAGGTAAATTAAACTGTGTATAAGAACCCGTAGCTCCAGAAAGCGTTCCTCCTATTACAAAACTTAAAGAGCAAATATCTCCAATTTTTGTATAGCGCCCTATATGAGCACTGTCAGTAGAAAAAGAGCCAGCATTGGTGCTTCCTCTTACAGTTGGAATGAAAGTGCCCTCTTCATAATCGTCAAGCGTATTGGCTGCTGCGTAGGTCTGACCATTGCCAAGTGTTACACCGCCACCAATAATTGCATGACCAGCAGCGTCTATACGCATACGTTCACCCCAACCGCTGTTGTAGGTCTGGAAAGCAATATTCCCTGTAGCTGTTGTAGAACCAATGACAGCAGTTGTTTCGGTACTCATTCCACCAAACCAAAGACCAGATGTGTTTGTCGATGTTTGTAATTGAGCTACGGTATAAGTATTTGCGGTTCCTTGGCCACCAGTACTTCCCGAAGTATTAACGTGTAATGGAAAAGTTGGCGAACTAGTACCAATACCCACATTCTCACTAGCATCAATAGTAACTGCGGTACTCGTAGCGTTATCATCAATACCTGTAGACTCAAAGCCAGCTATAACACCCGTCATAGTGCCGCCAGCCCTAGGTAAAGCAGCATCAGCAGTCACACCATCGGCTGCTACATCTCGACCATCAAATGTGGAGTTAGTCGTTATGGCTCCTGTCATAGCACCGCCTGCCTTGGGCAAAGCAGCATTAGCAACAGTAGTGTTAGCAGCACTACGAGTATCAGACACCTTCATTTGGGTGTCGATAAGATTAAGGTTAGTGTTAATCTTAGTACCCCAAGTATCCTCTGAGGCTCCAACTTCTGGTTTAGTTAGGCCATAATTGGGTGTGGTTGTATCTGCCATTTTACTTTCCTATTCGTTAATCTTTTACAAAGTAGTCCAAGTTGCACTATCTGTTGGCTTGGTAGCCCACGTTGCTACATCAATCGGTAATGGCTCGTATTTATATCGACCCGTTGCCGTCATGTCTGATACCGCTTGTATAACTGCTGCACCGCCCATCTTGGCAGTACCATTTGCCGTTACACCCGACACAGCGTTAATAACTGCGCTTGCAGACACCACCATTGCGCCTGTAGCCGTAACAGTGCTTACCGCCTCAATAGACGCTTGCCCTTGTCCTATGTCCTGTCCAGTAGCCGTAACAGTGCTTACAGCCTCTATTACTGCGCTGGCATGACCAAACTTTTGCCCATTAGCCGTAACGCTTGATACTGCGTCAATCTCAGCACTTGCTTGAAAAACCTGTTGAGCCGTAGCCGTAACCGATGAAGCCGCATTGATAACAGCAGCCGCATCTACATAAGCAGCCTGACCATAAATGTTAATGCCGTAATTGGCGGCTCCATAACCATTCATTCTAGGTTAGGGTTATGTCAAATTCGCCAGCTTGGAACCGAAACACATCACCACTGCCAATGGGCTTACTCGCTGTTAACGCTGTCTCAGCAAGCATATTGCCGCCTGTTGCTGCATCTAATACAGCCGTATGCGTAATGGTTCCCCACACACCCGTAGCCGTTGGAAACTCGACAGCAGCCGTATTGTCGATAGCACCCGATACAGACGCATCAAAAGCCATAGCCTTGCGTGTGTACCCATTGCCCGATACTTCTGTGCCTGTACCGCCTGCGCCCGTAGCCGATGTGTACAAACCGATGTAAACAGTAGAGGGTGGCGTGTATGCGGCATTGCGAAACACATGATCTAATACTTCGTTTTCAAGAAAAGTCGTGAATGACATATTAATAACTTCCTATTTTTAATCTAAGGCCAGAGCCACTCGCGGTTGATCGACTACTGGCGGTGTTTACACGCGCTACAGCAGCAGAATAAAGAGCAGCCCATGTTGAGGCTCTTTCATCTTCTTTTAAGTAAGGTGCGCTATGCAGCAAAGCACCATACAAATAAATATCGGGGTGATAAGTTAACAACCAGTTTGTAGTTACTGAATCAGATAGCGTGGGTATCTTGGCGTAATACATCAGTATCGCGCTGTATGAACCATCAGGGCTTGGAAATACCTCAAACTGTGAACTGTTTAAGCTGTAGTTGGTTGGTGTACCTGTCGAGTTGTTACGCGCTGCTCGGCTTGCTTGCATAGTCGCCAAAGACATAAAGTTAAGGCTGCTAGTGCCAGACGTTGTTAGATGAAAGCGTATCGTAGAAAGCCAATCATTAGGTATGCCTGTAAACTGGCTGTCAATGGTTGTTTCTGCTCTTGTCTCCATGCGCCAGTGTCTAATCTCGTTATTGATTGACGATTCAGCCAACGATATGAAATCTGGTATCGTAGCCGTTAGATCATCACGATTTAAGAAGTTGGCAATGGAAGCCTTTAACTCAGTGTATGTTGAAATAGCCATTTATAGCCTTATTGCCTGTTTAGTATCTTTGCTTAAATCTTCCATATAGTTAGTCCCTATAATGCCAGCCACTGTAGCTGATATGGCTGTTATCACACCATTAGAGTCGATCTTAAAGCCTTTAGATGCTAAATCCCTAATAAGATCCTCAGTAATAACCCCACCCCAAGTGCCAACCTCCATAGCTCGTCTAGGCTCAGATCTGGTGCTTAATAAATCGATGCCTTGTGGCCCAGTTTGAAACTCACCTTTGCCGTCTACAGCCCTTACCAATCGCTCTGGGTTTAAATCCATTGCAGTAATGTCTGTATCTAATGTGCCAAGGTAATTGCCACCTACGCTAGATGGGTAAGTTGCATTACCGCCTTTCGGCACGTTACCTCTATCCATATCGAATAAACCAACATTTTGGAATCCGCTAACTGGTGCGTTTAATTGCAATTGATCAGATACAGCCAAACGAGCCTGAGTTATAGATATGCCACCTTTATCTCGGTACTTCTTATCCATCATGTTTTGAATGAATTTTCGTTTTTTATCTGGTTGTGCGCCATATTGAACTAAACTTTTTGGATCATCGAGGCCAACCCAATCAGGGATTAATTTCTTTAGTTCCGAGTTAAGCGATTTCTTGGCTTTGCTAGGCATATTATCTGCTGCATATGAGAGCATGGTTTGGCCTGTTTTATGGGCATAATCGCCACCTGTCGGGGCCATACGCCAAGGCATGAAAATAGGGGTTTCACCAGTTTTCGCCTGCATTTCTTTAGCACCTTGAACTATGTCTGGGGTCACACTATCAGCAGAAGCCCACATATCACGATGCGTTCGCATGTAGTCTTGTCCCCCAGTAAGTGGTACGCCATACTTCAGATTCTTATCGCCAATACCTTCAAGTATACCGCCAGCAGCAGTGCGATCTGACATAGTTGAAACATATGGCCTACCTTCAAGGTCTTGAAAGGCTAAACGCTTTACTGGAGTTATCGGGCCAGTATTAGTTACATTTGGCCTGAACAGAGCTTCTTCAGCTTTGCGTGGGCTGTAGCGAGGATCATATTCAGACTTGTTATATCGCAAATCATCGATGTATCGGCCTGCATCATCAACCTTTCCAGATCCAACTTTCTTCCCCAAATTACGAGCCGCAGCAACCATAGCCATTTTGCCGCCACCAGTGGCTAAATCAAGCAAGTCTAATTCTGGTGATACATTAAGCAAACCTTGTGCCTCTGGGTTTTGCTGATAATAAGTTAAAGGGTCACTGATTCGATTTAAGTATTCGGATTCAGCCGATTGCATTTGACTAAGTAAGCCCTGCTGCCCTAATTCTAAGTTTGGTCTATCTGCAAGCAAGCCAGCACCTATTGAGCCAGCCTTTTTATAGTCTTGAACTTGCGCCATGTAATCGTCTAACAATCCAGCCATTGCGTTTAATACTCTTTCTTGGCTGGCTTTTTAGCTGGCTTTTTAACAGCTTTCTTTTTAGGCTTTTTGGTATTCATGTCGCACCCGTAAAATTGTTAGTCTATTATACCACATTATGCTAGTCCTTTAACATTCCGTTTTAATGCTCCACGATGTTTTTTCTTAGAACGGCCCAAATCGCCTGCTGCAAAGGCTTGTGCCATTTGTCTAAGCGCGTCTGCGGCTTCACTGTGACCCTCAGACTTATCGGGTATGTGCGACCAGCGTTGCTCACTGTTTGACCACTTGCGTCTGTAGGCTTTGAGGTGTTCTAGCCCTGCTGCACACTTTTCATCATCAATCCATATGTAGGGCCACATATCAGAAGTGCTTTGTATGCCCCATAGAATGTCTTGAATACGGGGCACTATGCGCCAGCTTGCGTTAGGCATTAACTGTTTCAACATATCCTTTGGGCTTTTGTTTTTAATTTCTCCCTGTCTTTTATGGTCGGCATCATGGGGCAAATACATATCACTAAATACTAAGTCCAAACTTTGTAACCATTTAATCGCATGGCTATATGGTTCATTCCATGCCTCGTAAAATTCTATGCACCTAAACTCTAATCCGACTTGCTGCACCACCCACACTGCACACCCGTCTGACGCCCCAATGTCCCAAAAAGTTAAACAAGGGTGTGAAGCAACTACTGGTAGTTTACCTATGTGACCATCAGCATTAGCTTTGTTAATCTCTCGCAACCAAAATGCCCCTTCTGGGAACTCTAAAAAGTCACCCTCCCACACATGACCATAAGTGTCTGGGCGTTGCTCTAAATCCTCTAGGCGTTGCTCAGTTAGCACTTTCGGCATCCAAGGATTATCTGCATAATTTATGGCGGTAATTTTGCAGGAATCAGGCGTGGTTAATCTAAATCGTTTGTGTGTGGCTGAATCCTTTGACTGTGGGTTCCATATTACCCAACACTCGCTATTCTCTTCACGGATCGAGGGCATTAGCTTCATGTACGCCTCTTCACTGACTGTCTCAGC